AGAAGCAAACTAAAACAGAAACCCCGCGAAAGCGGGGTTTTTTCTATCTTGTAGTACCAGCAAAAGCCAGATTAAAGAAAAGTTCTATTGTATCCGGATTTGCAACTTGTGGTGTTGGTGGTTTTGGTGCGACTGCTTGTTGATTGGGTGGTGAAGGTGGAACTGGAATGGCAGGTGTTGCGGGTTGAGTATTGAAGCCTCTGGTTGTTGCAGCTAAATCTGTACTCATTCGATCTACCATATTTCCAGGAATTTTTTGTAAATTAGATATTCTTATTTTTGATTCATTAATACTTTGATCTTTTGGTCTTGAAAAGTTTCTCATGAAAAAATCTGTTGCTTGATCAGGATTGAAAATATCTCTGAAAACTTTATCCTGTTCTCTATAATCCGTAGCCATAATTTTTAATTTTGCATCAATATTTTTTTCTGGATCCATCAATTCTTCTTTAGTGAATCGAATTCCTTTACTGTTATGTGCTTTCAAATTGATTTGAAATAGCCCATAACTGTCCTCTCCATTAGTATTTTCTGCATAAGGATTTAAACCTGATTCTCGAATTGCATTAGCTATTGCAGCCCTCGCTTGAGAGTCGGAATATCCTGCTGCTCTAAATTTTTTGTATATTAAATCCATTATAGATTGTTCAGTGTAATTAACTCTAGTTGGGCTAGTTGATGGTGTTGCTTGTGATGTTGGAGCGGTCGTTAAACCTCTTTTTCTCAAAGATTCTTCTATTATTGCATTATAATTTTGATTTCCGGGAATAGCAAAATTTGCAGATTTAATTCTTAATCCTTCTAGTCTGGCATTTTGTACACTTAATTCCTCTCTATAAAATGATAGTCGATCTTCATATTGTGGGAGTTCTTTTTCATATTTTGTCATTTCAGCCAATTCTCTCACACTAAGGTTTTCCCGACCTTTAGCCCTCAATTCATCCAATCGTTTACGACGAGGATTTACTATAGTTTCCATCTCTCCTACATCTTTTTCAATATCCTCCGGCGTTCTAGTTTGCGTTAATTTTCCTGTTATGTATCCAACAGCACTACCTACCAATGCTCCTAAAGCAGCACCTTTTATTCCGAACAAACTTCCAACACTTCCTCCTATGGCAGCACCTAATGTCAACAACAATTCTGGTTTATATTGATTTATAAATTCTTTAAAGTGAAAAGAGAATATTTCTCCAAGTTTTCCAAAATTAAAAGATAATACTTTAAATGCTGCTTCAGTATAAGCCATAGTCAATTTGGTTCCGGTTTCAATACCATCTCTAATTTTTTTAAAATCATCACCGAATTTTTGATCGATCCAATCATATATGTCTGTAAATTTTTTAGTGTTAAACAAGTTATTTAAATTTTCTGCTAGTTGCCTTAAAATAGGTTTCTCGCTTTCTAAATCTATTCCTAAAACTCCAGCGATACCTTTTTTAACAGAATCATAAATTCCTCCGAAATCAATATCGTCGCTCATCTTTTTAATTGCATAAGCTGATGCTGCTATACCTATAATACCTAAAAGAGGTGCAATTGCAATTACAGAACCAAGTGCTCTAAAAATAACAGAACCAATGCCGCCACCAAGACCTGCTAGACCACCAACTATTCCACCTAAAAATGACGAAGATGATGTTACTTTTTGTGGTGTTGTAGTAGTTTGAGGTGTAGCTTTTGCAGATGAAAGTGCAGCATCTCTTTTTGCTGCACCCATCCAAAGTGCATCAGCACCCTTTGACGATTTTCCAGTTACCGATTTTGTCAATGATGCAATATTTTGGCGAGTGATGTTCATATCTCTTGCCATCATATTCATATTAAATGTGTTCTTAGCAACAACTTTCAGTAATGCTTCTTGTCTTTCATTAGACTGTTGCAATGAAGTTAGTTCAACGGAAGGGGTATCAGACAACCCAGAAACTTTTACTCCAGATTTTCTAATGGGAGAGTATCCTCTTCCAAAAATTTTCTGACCTGTAGATCCCAAAAATCCTTGCCCACTGAATAGCAAGTTTCTGATATCCATTCGTTCAGCAAGCCCTTTTCCAGCGGCTGCACCTAGAGAAGCTAATACGCCTTTGTTTTTTAATTCTTGGCGATATACGGTAGAAAATTTAGTTGCCATTATTGTTTTCTTCTTGCTAGTTGTTGTTGTTTAATCTTCTCATTTTCTTCTTCAATATATTTGAGAAGCATAGTAACGTATATACTTCTTTCCCACGGAATCATATTATCTAATTCTGTCAAGCTGTATTTGTGATGTTGCATAAGTGAGAAATTAGTTTGGTAATGGTTACTCAGTGATTCATAACGAAAGATCATCCGAAAAAACTTTGGATTCCTTCTAATACAAGAGATTCTTCATATTGACATTTTGGGCACTTGAAGTTAATTTCTTTTTTCAATTTAGGTAAAGTTTCAAAAAATGCTTGTACTTTTAAAAATTGCTCTCTGGTTAGACTGTCAATAAATTCAACTAACTCATTTTCGGGAACATCTTTTGCATAGTAAACACTTTCTTCATCATAAATGTAATCGATAGAATTGATGATTGTTCTTGCGACCACATCAGCAGCAGAAATTTTCTCATTGTTCTTCGTTAACTCTTCAACACCTTTGTAAGTTGGATACTTCATTGCAATACCTAGCTTCGGTGTCAATTCAATTCTTTCTTTAACATCTTTAAGGTCCGGTTCCACTTCAAGTGCATTGAAACTTAACTTAACTAAGTTATCACATTTTTTCTTTTCACCCTCAACCTCAACATCATTGTTGCATCTATATTGCAATTCAACAAGTTCACTGACCGATCTTGCTCGCAAATGCATGAAAAGAAATTCGAAGTCTACAATCGGTAAATCATCAATATTAATTTTACTTACAATGCAGTTATTTAAAATCTGTTTAATTGCCAATAAAATAGAATCTTGATTATCTGATTCCATCGCCATCAAAAGAATCTTTTCTTCTTTGACAAGAAATGGTCTAAACTTAATCTTCTTCTTACTAAGAGGTAACTTTAATTCATATAAAGGCACATCAATTTTAGGTAACATAAATTCTCCATTAAAAAATCTGTTTAACTTCGGCTATCGTTCCTTTTAACAAGGTTTTCAATGCTCTTCCTGTTGGCGTTCCAGCGATTCCTGCACCAACAAGTGCAGAGCCTATCGCTCCAATATCATAATCGCCTTTGTAAATCGTTCTGAATTTTTGATAGGCAAATTGAACATTCAGTCTATGAAAACCTTCTTCAGACCAACTTAGTGTTTGTGGGCTTATTGCTTTAGGAAATGCATCGATTAATTCGACTGCATACACTTGCTTAAAAACATCATCATATTGAACAATTTTAATATCAGTTAGGAACCTAGTTCTTTCACCTTTCGCAAATCTTGTATTATTAGTATCCGTAGGAACTATTGCTTCAAGCCATCTATCGAAAAGTTTTCTTTCATAGAAATCATTGGTGCAAAGGAAAGTAAAAGAGATATCTCCGTAAACCGCTTGTCTTGGCACTTGGAAAGTTGGACCGTATATTTGTACTTCATCAGTCTGTAAAGACTTTCCTGGCAATTCTGTAGATTCACACTGCAAAGCCAAGTAGCGACTGATGACTGGATCGAATGAACGTGCTCCATCTTCAGTACCAATTACTCTTGCGGTGATGTCTGAGAAGACAGAATTAGGCAAATTCAAAAGTCTTTCGATTACACTTGTCGAAACGAATTCGCTTATGTATCGTGGAATTGGTAATACGACTTGAAATCGGCTAGGTCTTGCTAGCCCATCTTTTGCATTGATATTCGATAAGAATAATTGTGGTAAGAATGCCATTAGAATTTTTTCCTTGAGTCTGCCCAGACTTTACTGGTGCTTGCTTTTTCAAACTGTTCTACAGGTAACAGAGCAGCAATATCCCATTCGTTTGCTGGTATCTCTAAAAATCTAGATTGTACATGGCTTGAAAGATATCTTTTTAAACATGGTGTTGCTTCATAAGCCTGGGAGAAAGCAGAAAGTGCTTGATAGTTCAATCTGAGTTTCGTACTTTGGTCGTATGCTCGATTTGAAGCAAAACTACTCAATTTGTCTAATAATATTATTCTGTGTTTAGGATGAATATAATGCAGGTTTATGCCTAGAAATCCATCACCATACAGTTGTATAGGCATAACCAAAGGAAACTTGTCGTAATAAGGTAACTTATCTTTTGTTTTGGGATCATAATAAAAGAAATACATGTGACCGACAATACTTGTCAGAGTCATTCTTTCATCCGCTCTGGTCATCAACTTTCTTGCTGTAGGATTCAAATCTGGAATTTTAGAGCGAAGCCAGTTCCTAGCTTGCCTTGAGCGAGCTTGATACCCAGTTTTAGCTAACTGTTGATTGATACGATCCATTAAATAAGCCATGGCTCTATTTATTTGCCTTATGTTAACCTGGTTTTTTAGGTTCCTGGATTATAAGTATTGGTGTCCTCGGTTCAGATTAATCCTAAATCCTTCTCCGTAAGTATCTTGAATTGCCATCCATGTTCATGGCAGAATTCATCCGCAGCTTTCCACTTCATTTGATTTATAGCGTATGTAGCTGCTTCTTGAATGAATTTTTTAGTTTTCTTCTTTTGTGTAGGCTTTTTAGTCTGTGATTCAGGTTTTACTTCAATCACGTATGTCATAACTGTATTATCCTTTCTCTGTACTTTTATGATGAAGTCAGGAAAGTATCTGTGTCTCTTTCCATCAACTGGAGAGATATAAGGAATAGCCAATTCTTCCGATGACCACCAGATGATATTTGGGTGATCATCGAAGTATTTCATACAACGAAGTTCCCAGGAAGATCGATAAATGATATTTTCTGGGTTTCCTTTGTACTTTTGAGGGTTTTGAGGCTTAAACCAGCCTTTGTAAGTGTTTTTTCCGTATGACATATAAATATGTAGTCAACTCATAGGAAAGTCATGTCACTATTCAACCTCAAAGACATACGTTATATAAAAAATGACAATAGAAACTTCACTCAAGTTTCAAAGAGATATGATTCAAATGTCTACAAATATCCAATAGACCTAGGAAATACAGACAAAGGGCATTATATGATAATTCATATCAATGTCCAAGAAAAGTCCAGATATCAAGCTAATTTGGATGGACAGAATATACCTTCGGTTTTTAGAAGTGCAAATCGAACGGGTGGAGCCAGCAACTTAGGTGGATATTTTGAAAATGTGGTTGGTTCTTTGATCACTGGAGGATCAAATGCGATTAACAATGCGGTGGCCGAAGTTGAGTTTGCCAATTATTCTATTGCAGAAGGTTTCGATGGACCTTCTAAAACTTCACAAAATCTCTACAATATAGCAAAATCAGTTCAAACGACTGCTGGATCAATAGAAAAATCTTTACCTAAAGAAGTTAGAGACTTTATTGGAGGAGCAGCCTCTTCAGTTAGCACTTTAAATAATGTAAATTTTTTGAGAACAATAAAAAGAACAACAGACAGTATCGCATTATATATGCCCAATACTCTAGCTTTTACGCACAATCAAAATTATCGTCAATTGGAGTTGGGTGGAGAAAATGCTGCATTTTTTGGAGCTGGAGCTTCAATTATAACTGATGCTATTAATGGAAGACTTTCCGCTCAAGACATAGGAAGAAATTTAACTCCTTTTGTTGCACAAAGAGTTTTACAATCTCGTTTAGCGTCATCTCTTTTAGGACAAAACTCAGCACAAGCTATTTTTACTGGTGTAACAGGGCTTGTACAAAACCCTATGATGGAATTAATTTATACTAGCCCAAGCTTTAGAAATTTTAGATTCGACTTCATGTTTCACCCTCGAAGTGAAGTGGAATCTAAACAAGTTTATGATATAATTGAAAGATTGAAATTTCATCAGGCACCCGAAATAGCACAAGGAACAGCAGGTTATTTTTTGATTCCTCCTTCAGAATTTGATATTGAATTTTATTATAACGGTATTCAAAATCCAAACATACCTAAAATATCAACATGCGTTTTGAAAACAGTTGATGTTGACTATGCTCCAGGTGGTTTTCAGACTTATGAAGTTCCTGGAGAAGATTATCCTTATCCAGGTAGAACAGGAAGCCCGGTGAGTATTCGTATGAGTTTAGGATTTGAAGAGACCGAAATCGTAACAAAAGGAAATTTAGAAGGTAATAGAAGTCTCTTAGAAAGAGCACAAACAGAAGTCGGACCAGGCTAATATGGCAAATTTCTTTAACTACTTTCCAAAAACCGTTTATAATTTAGATGATTCTTTTGGGTTAGACACAATTACTAATCTAACAACTGGATTTTCTTTTGACAATAACATACTTGACAATTCAGTTTTGTATTATGAATATACTATTCCGGACGGTGAAACACCAGAGATCGTCGCTCATAAAGTTTATGGTTCGTCTGAAAAACACTGGCTCATATTGAAAATGAATGGAATCAAAGATGTCAAAAATGATTGGCCTCTCGATCAAATCAGTTTTGCGGATGCAATTGATAGGAAGTATGCTAATAACGCAAACGTTGGTCAAACAGGTTATGAATGGGCACACGAAAATATTCATTCTTATTACAAAATAGAAACAAGAACACTTGTATTAACTGGTGAAAAAACAATAGATATGATTCAAGTTGATGCTGATGTTTATGCGAATGTATCAACTGAGCAATCAACGTATACATTACCAGACAACTCTTCTGTAATTGTGTCAACCAGTAAACAATCTAAAACGTATTACGAATATGATTCTGAGCAAAATGAACTAAAAAGAAATATTAAAATTCTGAAAAGAGAATACATTGGTGTTATAGAAAAAGAGTTTAGAGAGTTGATGCGTAATGGATGATAGAATTATTCATACGACACAATTTACAATAAAACAACTGGCGATAGTTTCCAAAATAGGAACTATTGATGTTACAGGTTTGTTTGAAGAGTTGAATATTTACGACAGCATTTTCAATCCTTGCATGACAGGAAATATAGTTATAAGAGATGCTATAGGATTATCAGACAAACTATCGTTCGATGGTTCAGAAGCGTTGATAGTAAATATGGGAAAAACCTCTGAAGATGGTTTAATTGAAAAATCTTTTAGAATATACAAACAAAGTGACAGAAAATCGGTTAGTATGAATGAAGAGCAATACATTCTTCATTTTGTTTCTGATGAATTTATTCTGTCCCAACAAATAAAAATACGTCAATCATTTAAAGACACATATTCTAAAATTGTTTTAGACATAGCATCTAATTACCTATCGATGTCTCAAGCAAGTTTTGGAATTTTAGAAAATACGATTGGTAACAGAATACTCTTAGTACCAAATAGAACTCCTTTCGAGGCTATTGATTTGTGTTGTAGAAGAGCCATAAATTATAGAGGATCACCCACTTTTATATTTTTTGAAAATAGAGAAGGTTACAATTTCGTAACTTTATCTACTATGCTTGCAAGACCTGAAAAATTCTTTATTAATTTTCAGCCAAAAAATTTATCAGATGATCGATATGAATTGATGGGTGCTAGAGACTATGATATTATTTCACAATTTGATTTGAACAAAAATATAACATCAGGTCTTTATGCTGGAACTTATTTGGGATTTGATGTCACGAATAGAGCGATAGTTAAAAAATACGTAGATTTTAATTCAACTTATTCATTAAGCGAACATGCAAATAAAACTCCTCATGTGGGAATAATAAAAAATAGGGCAGGATTTGAAAATACGAAAATGTTTGATTCGAGAGTTGTATTTTATCCAACATCTGTTTTAAGTTCTAAGAGTGATTACGTTAGGGAGAATGATCCTTTTTCAATTGATGTTGAAGATGACAATTACAATTATCTGATACAAAGAGAAGCACTATATAGAAACTTAGTGTCAAGAAGAATTAGAGTCACTATGCCTGGCAATTTTGATTTGTCTTCTGGTTTAACTGCAAATCTTTTGATTCCTAAAAGAAGTGAAAAATCTCAGGATGAATCTACCGAAGATTTATCATTAAGTGGCAAATATTTAATCATTGCAACAAGGCATATTATAAGTTATCAGAAACATGAAACCATAATTGAAGTTGCTACAGATTCAAATAATAGAGATTCTATGTACTTAAATACACAAGCGCAAACTGCTGCTTTAGAGGTATATTCTTAATGTATAACGCACAAAATTTAGATCCTAGTTTTTCTGGTCTTAATTGGTTCACATGGTTTGTTGGTGTTGTAGTTGATATTGATGATCCACTGAAACTAGGAAGAATGAAAGTTAGATGTTTCGGTTTTCATTCATTGGATCCTACCGTGATGCCAAAAGATCATTTACCTTGGGCAGAACCTATTCTTCCTGTTAATCAAAGACAATCAAGTCTAGATGTGAATCATGGTGATTGGGTTGTTGGCTTTTTTATGGATGGAAGATATGCACAAAAGCCTGTAATTTACGGAGTATTTAATGGTCTAAAAAACGGTAATGGTACCGACGAATTAACTCCTCAACAGTTAGAAAAACTTCCTCAATATGCACAGAATATTATTTTGAGTGAAGAAAGTAAACCTACAGGACCCAGATTAGCCTATACAGTAGTTGGAAGTACCATTTCATTAAATAATAAGAGAAGAGAACACGTTTGTGATGTTTCTTTGCCTATGAGGAGGGCTGCTGAGTGGGTTCGTTTGAAGTTTAGTGAATTCATGAAAATTATTCGCGAGGGAATACGCGCTGCATTGAAAGCATTAGGATTTAGCCCAGACGGAACTTCAGCTAGATTGAAAGAGATAGCACAGGCTGTAACGAGGGAAGCAAAACAAATACAAAAGTTTCTTAAACAGGTAAATAGTGCGATTGAAATTTTCAATGCTTATGTTGCACAAGTTAATCAAATGATTGAATGGATACTTTCTCTACCCGAAAAACTGTTAGCACTTCTAGTAGGTTGCTTAGAAAACTTGAGACGTTCTTTAGCGATAGGATTTTCTGAGTTGTTTTCAACTCAAGGTTCTTCTTCCGATTTATCTGCATTTACTGAAGCAGCCAAAGAGATTCAAAACACATTAGGTGCTGCTGTGCAAACTGCTAGCAACGCCGCTGCTGCGGCTGCAAATGCTGCTGCAACAGCACAAACTGTATCATCAGTAACTTCTAGGACATTTAAGATATAAAAAATGGCTACTAAACCAGAAAAAGATTATTCTTGGACAGAACCGGAGTCTGAGGTTAATGATGCTAATCCTCCAGATTATCCTTATAGTCATGTGACAGTTACGAAATCTGGGCATTCATTTGAAATGGATGACTCTAAAAATCGTGAAAGAATACGCTTGCAACATGGTGGTGCAAAAACTGGTGGTGTAGGTACATTTTTTGAAATGCAGTCTAATGGGGATATGATAACAAAAGTTGTAGGTGATAATTATGAAATCGTCGCAGGAAAAAATAATGTTCTCATAAAAGGCGTCTGCAACATAACTATCGAAGGTGATTCGGTCGTTCATGTGAAAGGTGATAAGTATGAGAGAGTTGATGGTAATTATTACAGAGAGGTGCGAGGAGATTTTATACAAACCGTAGTGGGAGAATCTACGTTCCAATCTTTAGGTGATACTTCTATAAATTCTGGAGATCCAAATTCAATTCTTCCAAATGGCGTCATAAATTTGAGAGCAGGCGATATTACATACGTCGATAGTGATTTATTGGTTGCTGGATCAGCTACAGCCGATATGCTTACTGCGATAACAAAAGTCAATGGTGGTACACAAGTGACTGCTGGACCTTTAGGATTTGTATCTGAGTCTGGTGGGTTAGCTCTTGGATTACCCGTAGCAACACCTTTAACAGTTGATGCAGCCACCGCAGTTAAATCTCCTTTGATTATAGGAACAGTTGTTAGAGATGCTACAGGAACAATGACAACAATGAGATTGCAATATAATTTACATACGCACATTGCACCTAAAGGCAAAACTTCAACACCACTTAAAAAGATGATTTGAGAAAATAAATGGCAACGGCTAATGTACTTTATGGTAGACTAGGTTTCGATTTCGACACCACGAAATTCGGTGATGCAATCAATCTGAGTGATGGAACAAAAGAATTTTTAAATACGCAACCTATAGTTTTGTCTGATTGGCAAATATCAGATTTAGCTAATTCTAATGTTGCAACTTCTACAAATTACTATAGAAATCCTGTTCTAAATGTTTCAAATGCATTAAAACAAAGTGTACAGAATCTAAGCAATGTTATTCTAACGATAGAATTTTATGATGATGTACAAGCAATTTCACCTGCAAGTAATGTTGTTTCTCTTAGTGCGAATCTGATTCTAGAAATAGATCAATTCATTTCACACACCAATAACGTTTCTGGTGTAAATGTCAGTTCTCCGACTGCAATTGAAAATACCGAAATTGTTTTGGAGTATCCTGATTATGAAAAAGTAATTGATTTGGGTCGCAATTTAGTTATGTTATTAAAAGCAACTGATGACAGAGAAGACGCTTCTCCAGTTTTAGCATCGATGACGAGCATATTCATCGAGTCTGATATTGCAAACACGAACACATTGGTTGTTTCTGATTTTAATTCTATCAATAATAGCACGAGACTTGTTGCCAGTAATGTATACTCAAATATTTCTGCCACAACAGTAAATGCTGTTTTTTCACGCATTCAAACAGCAAACACTTTGATAGGTGGAAGAAGAGAGCATGACTGGAATTTTTACAGAGAAGGATTGTCATTATTGAATGATTATGACAAGGTTTCTAAACTGGAAGATGTTGGAACAACACAAGATTATTTGATTAAAAATTATATCGGTACTGAATCTTACATAAACAAACTTTCGGCAAATAACTAATAAATAAGACATGGCAACGATAGTCGCACAAACAACTAGAAAATATAAAGACTTAGACTTGTCTTTTACCGCACATCCTATAAAAAAGGATGTGAATAAGCATGTTGATGACTTAGCGGTCATTAATTCAGTTAAAAATTTAATTTTAACTAATCATTATGAGAGACTTTTTAGACCTGAAATCGGCTCGAATGTTTCAAAGATGTTATTCGAACCAATGGACACAATATCCACTAATTTGTTACAGAGAGAAATAACACAAGTATTAACAAATTATGAGCCTAGAATACAGTTAAGGGAAGTAGCAGTCTCACCGGACTATGAAAATAACGGATATAATATAGGAATGACATTTCTTATTAATAACTCTTCCGAGCCTATAGTAATACAATTTTTTCTAAACAGAGAAAGATAAAATGACTGATCGTTTAATTGTCACAGATTTAGATTTCGATACAATCAAAACAAATTTAAGAAACTTCTTAAAGCAGCAATCTGAGTTTCAGGACTATGACTTTGAAGGGTCAGGATTAAATATTCTTCTTGATGTTTTGGCATATAATACACATTACAATGCCTATTACTTGAATATGATTGCCAACGAATCTTTTATGGACACCGCTGTTCTAAGAAATTCGGTTGTTTCACACGCTAAAAGAGTTGGTTATGTTCCTCGTTCAACGACTGCACCTAGAGCGGTAATTAATGTTACGGTTCAAACAGACAATTCTATTCCAGGGTCTTTAACTATTCCAAAAGGATATGTCTTTCTATCATCAGTTTTAGATGGCATTTCTTATCGTTTTGTTACGATGGAAGCATACACTACAACTAAAACTGGAACAAATTTTGTATTTAATAATGTGATGATTTATGAGGGTCAACTAGTTACATTTTCATATACTAATGATTATACGACTAATCCTAGACAATTATTTGCGATACCCGATTCTAGAGTAGATACTTCAAAACTCACTGTAAGTGTAAGACAATCTGTCGCTAATGTTCAGTCAGAAATTTATGAAAAAGCGGATGATGTTTTAAATTTAACTTCTAATTCGGAAGTTTATTTTTTACAAGAGGGAAGAAACGGGCAATATGATGTGTATTTTGGAGATGATGTTATAGGTAAAAAAATACCCGATGGTGGTATTGTAACACTGGAATATCTGATAACAAATGGAAACGCATCTAATAAATCCAACAATTTCACATCAACGACTGCTATAGGTGGGTTTTCAACCATATCAGTAAATTCTATAAGCGCAGCATCAGGTGGATCTCAGAAAGAAACTGTTGAGCAGATAAAATTTGCCGCACCATTAAATTTACTCTCTCAAAATAGAGCAGTTACAAAGAACGATTATATCAAATTGATCCAGCAAAAATACCCTTCTTTCGAAGCGGTTAACGTTTGGGGTGGTGAAGAAAACGATCCTCCAGTTTACGGAAAAGTTTTTATTGCAGCCAAACCTAAATTGGGATTTGAAATAACGGATACAGAAAAAGAATTTGTTACAAACACTATTTTGAAACCTATCAGCATTTTGACTGTGACTCCTGAAATTGTAGATATCGATTACAATTACTTAAAACTTGAGACAACTG